ATGACGGAAGAAAAACAACCGTTTAAAGTTACAAATGACAGTGAACTGAACTGGACGCTTGGTAAATATAAAGAACATCAAATCCAATTTGATGAGTATGAAATTCAAGCTGAAGAATCAAGAAAAGCTATTGAAGAAAAATATAATGCCGAATTGTATGAAATTGAACAGCGCCGTTTAAAACTTCAAGCTGAAGAACAGAAAAAAATGGATTATTTCAAAGGACTAGCTGAGCAATATTATTTAACTCTTGAGACAAAGAATCCCAAGAAAACAATCAATGGTAGTGTTCGATTTTCAAAAAAGGAAAATGCTTATTATGACGATAATTTGCTCTCAGAGCTTAAAGAAAAAGGGTTCGGCAAATTCATCACAGTTAAGACCAAAACGACTGAGAGTGTCGATAAAAAGGCGCTTAAAGCTTTTGTAAAAGATGGCGGTCAGCTTGTGTCGGAAGATGGTGAAATCGTAGAGGGGTTCAAGTTTGATAAAACAGAAGAATTTACAGTGAAAGTTTGAGGGTTAGATAATGAAAATTACAAAAGCAACTGATATCAGTAGAACTCAATATTGGAGAGTATTGCTTTATGGTAAACCTGGGCTTGGAAAAACTTCTGCAGTAAAGGGATTAACTGGTAGAACATTAGTTTTATCTCTTGATAACTCCCATAAAGTATTAAGTGGCATTCCAAATATTGATGTGAGAACAATTGATGATGAAGGATTAGAATCGTTTAACAGGAACGAACCAATCGAAGATATCAATATTTTTCTAAAAGAACTTGATGTCGTCATAAGTGATTACGATAACTTGGTCATTGATAATGTGACGAGTTTTCAATCAGACTGGCTTATTGAACGAGGGAGAAGTTCAAAAGGCGGTATACGTAACGAAATCCAAGATTATGGGGATTGGACGAATTATTTCTTGAGAATAATGACCAAAATTTATGGACTCCCAATAAATGTCTATGTTACGGCTTGGGAAGACACTCAAGAAATTTCACTTGAAGATGGTCGAGTAATCACCCAGTTTGTTCCAAAAATAAGAAAGCAAGTATTAAGTGAATTGCTTGGTTGGACGGATGTAGTAGGTCGGATTAAAGTAAACCCAAATACTGGAAATCGTGGAGCAATTTTAGAAGGTAACGATGGTGTTTACGCTAAAAACAGAATTGACAGTCGAACAGCTTGTCCGATTGATGAATTATTTAAATTTGAAGGAGAAAAATAATGCAATATAACAGAAATAACGTAAATAGTCTTGGTGGGAAACAATTTGAAGCAGGCGTTCATATCGCTAAAATAACAAAAGTTGAAGCAGGTAAGAGTAAAACAAACAAAGACATGTTTAAGTTTACCCTTGAAGGAATGAATGGAGAATCAACAAACAGTTACCTAGTGTTTGGGGAACAGTGGTCTGATTCAAACCTTCAACGAATTCTTGCAAGTATTGAAGATAATGGCCAACAAATTGCGCCGATTGATTATGGATATAACCGGGAAACAGTCCAATTTTTAACAAATCATAAAGTCTTTATACAAATGAAAGAACGCACAGGTACGTATGTTGACAGAAACGGTAAAACTCAAAATAGTACTGGAACAGAGCATAAAGCATTCTTGACACACGAAGAATATATGAAATTTGGTGGCGGTGCACAACAAACTAATATTCAAGGCAACACTGCTCAAGGAGATCCGTTTGGAAATTCAGCTCCAATGAATATTTCAGACGATGACTTGCCGTTCTAATCAAACCAAAGCTGGAGGGTGGCGGAACGAGCCGTAAAGTCAATGAGTATTCAGTGTTTACACATAACCACTCATCGCCAGCTTTTAATTTGAAATAAAAAAATAGATATAAATTTTAAGGAAAGGAGTATTTGTGGCACAAAGAAGAATGATAGACAAGCGATTTACTAGAACTCAAAGATTTCTTAGGCTTCCGCTTGAAACACAAGCTTTATACTTTCATTTACTTCAAGATGCAGATGATGACGGAGTGGTAGAAGCATTCCCAATTGTTAGAATGATTGGAGCATCGGAAGATAGCTTAGGATTGCTGGAAGTCAAAGGATTTGTTAAACCTTTAAATTCTGAAATGGTTTATTTTGTAATTGATTTTTCTTCACAAAATACTATTCGTAAAGATAGATATTCGCCTAGTATTTACTCAGAATTACTAGTTAAATCAATGATTGAAGCAGATGAGCAACCAAACGACAACCAAATGGCAACCAATGGTTTACCAAAGGTTGCCTCAGAAGAGAGTAGAGTAGATAAGAATAGATTAGATAAGAGTAGAGAAGTAGAAGCAAGCGAAGCGACTTCTACAAAATCTGATTTTCAAAATCTAATTGAACTCTACCAAACAAACTTTGGAATAGTAAAACCAATTCTTTATGATGACTTGAAAGCTGATTTAGAAGATTACGGTCTTGAGTTAATCATTGAAGCAGTCAAAAGAGCAGTAAAAAGACAACGAGAATACGGGTATGCACAAGGAATTCTTAAATCTTGGAATAACAAAGGAATAAAAACTCTTGATCAAGCAAAAGCCGAGGAAGTGAGTTTTCAAAATAAATCTCAAAGCAACCAGAATAAATTTCAGCAGCAAAAACCTGTCAAAAAAGCTCCTGAATGGACCGATGAGGGCAGATTAATAAAAGCTGGTGTCGATACAACTGGAATGACTCAAAACGAAATGTACAAACTAGTTGGAGAAATGGGGTTACGTAATGAATGAAATCAGAAAGTATTATCTCGAATTAGCTAGTAGAGTCTGTGAGGGAATTACTCCAGGACACCTTGATGAATGGCTTAAATGGGCTAAAGCAAACGGGATATTATTAAGTCCTTGGATGTTTATTTCATCAAAAACAGGTTTGAGCATTGCAGAAGTATCAAAACGTATTTCGCCTTGGCACATGGAACACGGGAAACGTGTTGAGGATGAGTACGAAAAAATAAAAATCGTTTAAAAAAGGAAATCTGAATGAATAAAAAAATAAAATCCTTCATCAAGAAAAGAGACGAAGAATTAAAAAAATTTATTGAAGATAATTTTAAAGAATTATCTTTGGAACAATCGCTGGATATGATTATTCAAGTAGAAAAAGAAATTGATGTATCTCCTAATAGTAACCTGGATAATCAATTTGTTGCTCTTCGCCTAGCACTTTATGAGTATAAAGGTGAAGTTTGAAGTTGTCTTCAGCATAAACCATAATCTTATCCAAATTATTTGTGGAGCTATCTTTACCATAGAGCCGAAATAAATTGTCAAAAGATTTTAGTTTATCCAATTTGTAAATTAATTTTTTATCAATAGCTCTTTCTTTAATCTTTAGGTTCATTAAACCGATATATCTTGGAAGGTAATGATCCAAAAATTGATAGGCTTTTGGGTCTCCCAAGTGGGTTAAAGTAAAGAACTCATTGATATTATCCACCGCTAATTGATATAGAGTAGTGAACTCTACATCTGGATTAAAACTTTTTGCCATAGTCTCTCCTTTCTGGGGATATTATAGCAAAAACATGCGGAAATAAAAAAGGTCAATATATGAAATTTGAATTTAACTTTCTCAGAAAAGAAATGATAAATGAGAATGATAACAAAGGCACAACTTATGGTTCAAGAATTGCTGCCAATAACACCAAACAGCGTTTAAGACGGATTGCATGCCGAACAGCTCATGAATGGTTAGACCAGTCAGATGAAGTATTTGAGCAATTCCATGAGAAGCATCGTTGCGATGTATTCGTAGTAATTTATCCGCCCAAACGCTTTAAATATGATCCACCAAATTATGAACCAACTTCTAAAGCATTAATCGATGGGTTGACAGATGCTGGAATTTGGAATGATGATAATTACAACGTTATTCGCAGAACAAGTTTTGAGCATGGCGGGCTCTCTGGAGATACAAAGATGTGGAAAGTCGAGTTAGTAGTGAAAGAACTGGCAGAACAGCTTTAATTCATGGAAATTACGGTTACATTAAGCGCTTAAACCATTTCGTGGATAATTTATCATTAACAATCTAAAAGCGCTTAAAAGCTAAAATATGAGGTGTTATTATGACAACGCAAAAAGAAAAAAATGTTTTGGAATTTAAAGATAATGATATTTTGAAGAACCATAAAGTCGCTGACAAAGATGACGAATGGTTTCATGAACAATGGAAAAATAAACTAAGTGGATTGAAAGAGGCAGGAGATGGCAAGGTTAGAAAAAATTTATGATGTTTATTTCAATGGGATAAAAACGGGAACTGGTACAAAAAAAGAGCTTTCAAAAATGCTTCTTGTTTCACCTCATTCAGTCGCTGATAAGGTTTTAGATGCAGGACATTATATTTGCTTCACTTGTGAAGATGAAAAAAGTGAGGACACGAAAAATGACTAATAAAGAAATTAAAAGCGAAGATTTTCAGAAGTTGTTTTCGGCAATACTAGGTCAAACTGATATTAAGGAATATCATAAGAATTTACTTACTAGCCATATTGAAATATTGGAATCGCTTTTTGATAGTTACTTTAGAAAGTTTGAAGGTTTCTCTTGTTCTCATGATAAATCAGCATTTGTTGTAAGCAGAATGATGAAAAGCCTAAATACTGGTGAAGTTTACCCACTAATAGAAACATATGATATTGAAAAATATCCACAGATGAAAAAGCATGAAGGGGAACTTGCTTATTGGTGCCCGACTTCGATAAAAGATACAGATGAAGCAATTTCTTTCGTGGAAAATATATTAAATTTAAACTTTGAAGGACTAATAGATAAATTTAATAAAGTTAAAGGAGCGAAAAATGACTGAAACAGCAAAAGAGCGTATCTATCGTGAAGCGCTGGAAATATTGAGAGGCATGGGTATCAATAGCAAGAATAGAGTGATGATGCCTTATGGAGTAGCTGTTACTGCTCAAGAATTTATTGAAGAAAAACTGGAAGATGCTGAAAATATACCTTCCACCACTGACAAACTTTCGGTTGAAAAACTCCAAGAACAGCTTAACACTGCGAAAAAGGCACTGACAGAAATAGCTGGTGGTCATACAGTTGAAGACGCAATATTTAATCATCAACTTATTGCCAGTGAAGCACTCGCAGCGATTGGAGGGGATGATGACTGATGTAGAATGCCCATATTGTATGGAAGATTTTGAGTATGAGTGTTGGGAAGATGAACCTAACGAATTCTACGAAACGCAGTGTCCGTACTGCGAAAAAGAATTTGAAGTGGCTACGGAACCTGCTGACATTTATTACTCAACGGTTAGAAAATATGAAGGGAGCGGCGATGAGTGAATTAACAATAAAAGATTTTAGATCAAAATATGAACCGATTGGGCTTTCTATGGAGCTGAAATCTCAAGGTCAAAGTGCCTATGAAACAGGAAAAATTGGCGGTCATACACCACTTTATACCGATGAACAGATTCAAGATTATTTAAGCAACCAACCCCAGCTCACGATTCCGGAAAGCATTGCGGATGAGTTGGAAGAAGAAATTGAAGAAGCGTACAGCAACGATTACATTCGTTCTTATAGTGATGTCGGGGCTTATATGGAAGTAATCACTGATGGCCTTGATGAAGATAGTGAACTTTATAAATTCATGTTCCCAGATGATGCCTTACTCGGATGTTCACATCGTAATATAATCTATCTCTACTTGGTAGATGATGATTTAGTGAAAGTGGTTTAAGGAGAATTGAAATGAAAATTGTATTAAATAAATGTTTTGGCGGATTTGGTTTGAGCCATGAAGCCAAAATGATGATTTTTGAAAAAAGAGAAATCGAAGTATTTCCCTATCTATTCACGTTTGGTGATGAGGAGTTCTTATATGAAAAATTATCTAATTTAAAAGTTGTTGAAATTCCAGACGGTGCAAGCTATGAAATTAGCGATTATGATGGAATCGAAACTGCTCACTATGGCTTTCAAACAGGAAGTGTTTAGAATGATCGACAAACTAATATCGCTGGTCAATGACTGGTGGGGAGGGATTGAATGAAAAAAGAAAATTTGGACCAAATAAATAAAATTGATAGAGAGATAAAGGAAATTGACAATTTTCTTTATAATTATGGCCGTAAAAATAGGTCGATAGGTTTAACAATTTATAAACAAGATAGCTTTTTGAGTATGAAATTAAAGGGTTATGGTGTTCTAGGAGAAATAGAAATTGCTTTATCAAGTGAACTCAACGGGAAATTAATTGAAATGGTTCAAGAATACCGAAAAAGTTTAGTTGATAAGCAAGATAGATTGTGGGGGCAAGAATGAAACTTTTGTGTAAGCTGTTCGGGCATAAGCCTGAAACGTTTCATAAAGATATATTTTGTAAAAGATGTGGCAAGTGGTGGTGGTACGTAAGAGAAATCAACCGCTCAGACCTTGACGAGTCAGAGAACGTGTTCGGGGAGGAAAAACAATGACAGATACAGTAACTAATATTATTTTTATCGTTTTCTTCATTTTAATGATTTTAACAAGTATTCTACAAACAAAATCTAATAATAAATTAGAAAAAATAAAAGAAGAAATTTATGAGCTTGAAACGGATATCATGCAAAAGACGCTTGAGCAAAACGAAATGCTCGTGAAATTTATTGAAGAGTCTAGCCGTAGCCCTGAAAAATGGCTTGATAAACATATGGATTAAACGCAAAAAAAGCCTCGCTTGGCCGGTTCGAGACGTGGATTGTTATTTCAAATTCGCTTGTTATTTTATTTGGCCAACCTAATTATAGCACTAACCAAATTAAAAAGCCCAAGCTGACCTAGCTTGAGCGAAATACTGAACAATATTGCGAATTTTTTTGGTCATCAATATTATAGCACATATAACTATAATTCATACCAAAATAAAAATACCCGAACTGACCAGGTTCGAGCGTGATGAATTAAAAGACGTATAAACTATTATATTTCTTAAATATAATTTTTGGTCTTTTACATTATATCATACTGAGCTAGGAACTCGTTAAACTCAACTGAAAGGAATAACAAAATGAAAACATCTAAAAAATTAGCAGTCGGAACATTTGCAGCAGCAGGTATGTTTTTACTAACAGCTTGTGGAGTATCAAATGGTAACGTCGGGGTTGAAATCAGCCCATCAGGTAAAGTAGTTTCTAAAAAAGTAATTCAACCAGGATTTAAAATCACACCTATCAATGACATTGTAGAATTTCCAGTTAAGATGGTACAAGTTGATTACAACAAGGGCAAGAAAAAAGACAACTCGATTGTTGTATCAACATCTGATGGTAAACGGGTAAACATTGAAGTTAAAATTGCTTATCATGCTGAGACTGATAAAGTCTTAGATATTTACAAGAAGTTTGGTAATGTAACTCAAGATGATATGGAGAATGGTTGGTTGCGTACTCAGGCTCAAAATGCGCTACGAGATGAATATGTTAAACATTCTATCCTTGATGTACTGACAGGAAAAGCAACTTCTTTAGAATCAGATATTCTAAAAAATTTAAAAGCTCGTTATGAAACTCAAGGTTATGTTCTTGATGATGTAACGCTTGGCGTCCCAGATGTTGATGCTGAAACTCAAAAGACAATTGACGGAATCATTGCTGCTACTCAGGCAAATGAAAAAGCTAAGAAAGATGCAGAGACTGCAATTACTAATGCCAAGAAAGATGCTGATGTAGCAAAAGAAAAAGCTGACGCTGATTTATATACAAAGAGCAAGGAAGCGGAAGGAAATGCTGTTCTTGATAAATCAATTACTGACAATCTTATTAAATATAAGGAAGCTGAAGCTCGAGAAAAACATGGTTGGGTTACAGTTCAAGGAGCTGGTGGAACAATTGTAGATGGGAAAGGAAATTAATAAATGACCATACTTGTATCTTGGTTAATCATCGTAGGTATCGCTTTAATTGTTTGGGGTGGTTATGTTTATAGCTATTCTAAGATAGTTCGCCATGAGAACCTAAAGTTAAAAAATAAGTTGGCCCATGTTGAGACTGAACTTGAGAATCTTAAAAGTAAAGTATCGTGGGATGATTATTAAATAGCAAAAAAAGCCCACGGCAATGGGCTTCGTTGAAAGAATTTCTAACTTAATTATACCACAAAAGGAGAATTTGATGAATGGCAGATAAGTTAGATAGAATTATTGGAGATTACGTTAATGGCAGACTTGAAGCCAGAATAAAATCAATTGAAAGCAGATATCTTTATAAGCAAAAAGTAGATAACTTAGGCATTCGTACAGCTTACTCTGGTGGTTCGGAACCTGAAAGTCACGTTTTAAATAAAGAAGCACTTGAAAATGATGAGGAATACATCAAACTCAAAGACCTGATATACCAATTCAACCTATGGTATGATTCCTTGATTTATAATGAAAAAGAAATTGTAAGGCTGAAACACTTTGGTTACGGTGGCCTTACTTGGTACAGAGTAATAATGGAACTTGATAACGAAGGAATTGAGATTTCAGAAAAGAAAGCAAAGTTTATTTATTATCGCTTTAGAAAAGACATTGACCCTCATATTATTAGTTTTATCTGAAATCATGGGACAAATTGGGAGAAAAATAGCACATTTTTGGCATGAAATTGGCACCTCAACCCTTGTTTTTGCTGATATACTTGTATTATGAAGTAAAAGGCAAAAGCAAAAAACAACAACTAATTCGGTTTGGATATACTTCATAACGTTGCTGGACGATAAAACCAGCGTAGCAAGAGAGAACGCTTAAAAGTGTGGCTGAGGGGCTAGGTTCGATTCCTGGACTTGCTGTATCTACATTTGTTCTATGGCTGATTATACTAGTCCAGTCATGAATGATATAAATTATTAGTGCGGTTGGAACTAATTAGTAAGAGTAAACGTGTGTGGCAACGTTACAGTGAGGTGGGTACCTCTATACTGTGTGGGTTCAAGACCCTGACTTGCTATTTTATTACAGGTTGTCCAATGGGCAGCTTTTTATTGTTGGAAAGGAGGAAATCTAGAATGTCTAAAACTGGTACAAAACCAAACGAATATAGACCAACAAAAGCTGAAAAAAAGTTACTTGAGGCCTTGGTAAATCCGGTTAATATGGGAATTAATGTTGAGGATCTGTGTGCGGTTGCTAAAATTAGCAAAAACACATATTACGTAGCTATGAAAAAACCAGAATTTGTAAAGCTGGTTAATGAAACGACACTTGAATTAGTCAAAGGGAAAGTATCAGATGTTCTTAATGCCTCCTATCTATATGCTTTGACTGAGAAAGGATTTCAAGACCGTAAAATCTTACTTCAAATGGCTGGTTTATTAGTCGAAAAATCTGAAACTACTGTTAATGGTAATCTTAATATTAATAATCCTTATGAAGGCTTGACGGAAGAAGAGCTTAGAAAGTTGGCGAGTCGTGATGGATAAAATAGCGCTAGGGGCAAAAATTGAGCTGTCCAAGCGCTTTTTCTTTGATTACTGTAATCTCATCATGCCAAGCTTTTATAAACGTGATAGGGCTTATTTAGTGACAATGTGTGAAGAATTTCAGTCATTTCTAAATGATGATGAACACGATGTTTTAGTTTTAAATCTTCCGCCACGTCACGGGAAATCACTCACGCTTGGTAAATTTGTAGAGTGGGTGCTTGGTAATGACCACACGAAGAAAATTATGACTGGTTCATATAATGAAATTCTATCAACAGTTTTCTCTAAAAATGTTCGTAACACTATTCAACAAAATAAAGCGGATGCGGATAAGATTGTTTACTCCGATATCTTTGATTCCAAGATTAAAGATGGAGATGCTGCTAAAAATCTTTGGAGTTTGTCAGACGGCTATAATAACTATCTGGCAACCTCTCCAACAGGTACTGCAACAGGTTTCGGTGCTGACATTATTATCATAGATGATGTTATCAAGAATGCTGAGGAAGCCAACAATGCGACTGTCTTAGAGAAACATTGGGACTGGTTTGTTAATACCATGCTTTCACGTTTGGAATCAGGCGGTAAAATCATAATCAATATGACTCGGTGGCATAGTGAAGATTTAGCCGGACGAGCATTGCGTGAATTACCTAAGAATGGGTATCGAGTAAAGCATATTAATTTTAAGGCTTTCAATGAGCAAACGAATGAAATGCTTTGTGATGATGTTCTGACTCTTGAAGATTATAAACGCAAGGTAAAAACAATGGGTGCTGATATCGCCAGTGCCAACTACCAGCAAGAACCGATTGATGTCAAAGGTCGTTTATATAGTGCGTTCCAGACTTACAATGCTCGTTCAGAGTACAAAAAGATTTGGAATTACTGCGATACTGCAGACACTGGGAAAGACTATCTCTGTTCGATTGTATGGGGAGAAACCTCAGATGGCTTTGCGGATGTACTCGATATTATTTACACTCAAAAGCCGATGGAGTACACAGAAAACGCAGTGGCCAATCAGCTAATTAATAACAGAGTGAATGCATCAAGAATCGAGCGTAACAATGGCGGTCGGTCTTTTGCTCGTTCTGTCAGAGATAAGATTCAAGGAAAAGTCGCTTGTGCTGTAGAAGATTTTTTCCAAGGAAATAATAAAGAAGCTCGGATTTATTCCAATAGTTATTGGATTGAACAACATGTTCGATTTCCGAATGACTGGCGGACTCGTTTCCCAGAATACTATCAAGCAATGACGACTTATCAGCGTGAAGGTAAAAATAAACATGATGATGCGCCAGATGCAACAACTGGAATTGCTGAGACAATGACTTCCAATAGAAACAGCAAGGTTGATGTTGAAAAAACAATTAATAAATTCAAAAAATTAGGATTGTAGAGGTGATAAAGTGGAAAGATTCATTGATTTATTGGGTAGGGAGCGGTTTGATAAAGAAGCAAGTCTTATTTATCGCGTTCCGGTTGATATGCTGCCTAAAATCAAAATGTTAGACAAAAGCACTGAAAAAGTTGAGGAAGTCATTGATTTTGAGCATGAAGATATGCAGAAATTAATTATTGAGTTCATTGAACATCATAAATCAAAACAAGTTCCTAGATTAAAGCAATTGAAACGCTATATGTTAGCAGACAATAATATCAAGTATCGACCACCAAAACCTAATGGTCGTTCAGATAATCGTATTGCAAGTGATTTTGCAAACTTCATTGTTTCGTTTAAACTGGGTGTTCTTTTAGGGAACCCGTTGAAATATACCGGAGATAAAGCAATCACAGACAAGATTGAGCAGTTTTCTAGCCAAACGAATGAAGATTATCATAACCAATTAATGGGGCATGACACCTTTGGATTTGGACGTGCCTATGAATGGATTGGCCGTGACGAGTTCGGGAAAGAAACTTTGGCAAAATTCAATGTTGAACAAACTTTTATTATTTATGACAACACAAAGGATAAAAATTCAATCTGTGGCGTTCACTATTATGAAGATAAGTTTTTAGACAAGCAATGGACACGTATAGAACTCTACACCAACACAGGGTTCAATTACTTCCTCCGAGCAGAAAACAATAATCTGACAGAAGCAAAACTTGAAGAAAACGGAATTGTAGAAAGTTACTTTGATACCGTTCAAATAAATGAATGGATTAATAACGAAGAAAGATTAAGTGATTTTGAAAATGTACTTGATTCTATTGATGCCTACGATTTATCTCGTTCAGAAATGGCAAACTTTCAACAAGATACTTCTGAGGCTTACTTAGTGATTAAAGGCAATCCTGATACTGGCCAAGATGAAACGGGAGACAACAGTAAATTAGAACTATTTAAAGCGATGCAAGAAGCAAGGATGCTCGTTTTAGGTGATAAAAAGATTTATGAAGGCGTTGCTGGTGCTGAACCAGATGCATACTATTTGAAAAAAGAATACGATGTACAAGGTATAGAAGCCAATGACAGTCGAACAGTTGCTGATATATTGCGTTTCACTTCATTAATTGATTTTACTGACGAAAATATAGGTTCTAATCAATCAGGAATTGGATTCCGTTTTAAAGGTTGGGGGTCTGATAATGACCGCAAGAATAAAGAGAGAATGGTAAAAAAAGCGCTCATGCGAAGATTGCGATTACTCACTCATTCTTGGAGTATTAAAGATAATCTAACTCAATCCAACAAATTGGTTGATAAAATCAAATCAATGTTTACCAATGATGAGGGCCAAAAAGAGAATCTTTATAACAAAATTAACGAAGTACAGATCAAGTTTACCCCTAATGTTCCGCAATCTGATGAAGAAATCATGACTGTTATTTCTGGTATGAATGGCATTGTTTCGGATGAAACACTTTGCCAAATGGCTGAAAAACTTACAGGCGTTTCAGCAGATGAAGAGCTTAAGAGATTGAAAAAGCAAGATAGTAAAACATCTATTTTTGACCAGGACAAGCAACCTAGTGAGAATGAAACAGATACAGAAGTCCATGAAACGAATGAGGAGGTAACCAATGCCCAAGATTAAAGTTGATGCTGTAGTAAAGCAGCGCCTGTTTTACAGATTTAGTATTATTAAAATAAGATTTATCTCTTTTTTCAATAAGCAACTTGCATCTAAGATGGCAGAGGTATTGATTAAAGATATTGAATCTAATTTCAAAAAATACTTTCTGTGCAAGTCCAAAACGCCAAAGGGGTGACTTATGAAAACTCCTGATTACTGGAAAAAACGTGAGAAAGCTTGGCAAGAACAACAAATCAAAGATGACACAAAACGCATGAAGCAAATCATGGATAAACTATTTGAAGCCCAAGAAGCCATTCAAAAAGAAATCAATGCCAACTGGCAGAACTTTGCGAATGGTCAAGGTATTTCTATTAGTGAAGCCATGAAACGTGCGGATAAAATGGATGTCAAAGCATTTGCCAATAAAGCTAAGAAATACGTAGAAGAAAAAGACTTTTCACATCAAGCAAATCAAGTGTTGAAACTTTATAACTTGACCATGAGAGTGAATCGTTTAGAACTTCTGAAAGCAAACATTGGTTTAGAATTGATTGCTGTATTTGACGACTTGGACAAGTATTTCTCAAAAAATTTGACCGACGCAGCTCTCACAGAATTTGAAAGACAAGCCGGAATTCTTGGTTTAAGCGTTCCAAAGAAAGGCTATAACAGTTTAATTGAATCAGTTCTTAATGGAAGTTATAAAGTCGAAGGATTTGCCAGTTTCTCTGACAAGCTTTGGCAGTATCAATTTGAATTGAAAGCTGATATTGAAAAACTTCTCATTCGTTCAGTAACTGGTGGAATCAATCCGAAAGCACTAGCCCCACAACTTAAAAGGTTAATGACTGAGCAAGGGAAACTTAATGCGACTTACAATGCTCAACGATTACTTGTGTCGGAAACAACACGAGTTCAGACAGCTATTCAAGAAGAAAGCTATAAAAAAGCTGATATTGATAGTTATGAGTATATTGCTGAACCGTCAGCTTGCCCTATCTGTGGGGCATTGAATGGTAAAATTTTCAAGCTTAAAGATATGTCACCTGGTATTAATGCACCAAACATGCATCCGTTTTGTAGATGTAGCACAGCGCCGCATGTTGATGATAAAGGTTTCTGGGATGATTTACTTAAGAGAAAAGTAATTAGTCAAGACGAATATAAGCAAGCGTTTGACGATAGAGCAGAAGCTAACAAAGCGATTGAAGAATTGCGCAGAACAAGAAAAGGATAAAATTCTACTTATGGTAAAATAATATTAACGAAAGCGAGGTTATAGATGGCTAAAGATGATTTCTTTTATATCTCTTATAAAATTTTAGCTTACCTTTATCATGCAATGAAAAAAGGCGAAAAAATTGATCCAGGAGTTTTTGACCCACAGAATTACAGAGTAAGCTATCCTTATCTGAATGATATTCTTGAGGAACTAAAAGAAAATGGATATATTAAAGGTATATCTTTTATTGAAACCAAAGACGGTAAGTTAATTAATGGGTTATCTGATATAAGAATTACAATTAAAGGGATTGAATATCTAGATGAGAATAGTATGATGAAAAAAGCCTACAAAACACTCAAAGAGTTAAAAGATTGGATACCAGGAACTTAAAAAATTAAGCGTTTGTCACTGACAGGCGCTTTTCTTATGTCCAAGCGTGATGACTTTAAAAGCTTCGGAAGTGCAAGCATTTATCCACGTTAAAAGATATGGAAGGAGCATCAAAATGAAACATAAACAACTTTTACCACTCAATTTGCAACACTTTGCAGATGGTCAAGAAGGCGGCGAGGGCGGCGAGGGAACTGGCCAAGAAAATCCCCCTGAATTCAATGCTGATAGCTTGACTGATGAACAAGTGGCATCTATTAAAGAAAAATTTGGATTCAAAGATGATAATGATGTTAACTCGATTATTAACTCCAAATATTCCCGCTGGAAACAGGAACTTAATGAAAAACAAGATGAAGCTGCAAAATTAGCTGCTATGGATGAAAAAGAAAAAGCAGACTATGAAAAGCAACAACTTAAAGACAAAATAGCTGACTATGAGCGCAAGGAACAATTGGCTGAAATGTCTGAAACAGCTAGTGGTATGTTGTCAGATAAAGGCATTCAACCCACGAAAGAAGTTTTATCAATTATTGTATCAGAAGATGCAGATAAAACTTCCGATAACGTGAAAGCTTATATTGCGGCAATTGAACTAGAGAGGAAAAACATCAAAGCAGATTTTGAAAAACGCCTAGGAGGAAAAATTCCGCTAGAAGGTGGTTCAACTTCGACACTCTCAAGGGGTGCGCAAATGGCAAAAGCAGCTAATGATCAAACCAAAAAGCCTGAGAATGACCCTTGGGCAATGAAATAGGAGGGACGTAAATGGTATACGTACAAAAAGCACAAACTTACAAAGAAATTAATTTTCTAAAATCACAAAAATTTTTATCATTCACAAAACAAGTGGATTCTGAAACTACAGGAGTGAAGGATGGGGTATTACCAGCTGGCTCAATTTATCCAGCTAATGATGCAACAGCAGAAGGAATCACGATTAATGATGTAGATGTTTCAAAAGGTGCACAGCCAGTTGGAGTAATTGTAGATGGGCACATCTTGATTGAACGTTTGCCTGTTAAACCATCAGATGCAGCTCAAACAGCAATGCGTGAAGTTAAGTTCTATGACGTTAGTGGTAAAATGCTTGCGTTACCGGTTGCTTCAGGACCAACAGAATAATAAGAAATAGGAGAACAAATAAATGGTTAATATTGCAGAGTTATTTTCACAAAAAAATGTCCTTGATTACGTAGGTAATCGCCAAGCTACCCCTTTATTGGGTGAAACACTTTTCCCAGCTCGTAAAGTCCAAGGCTTAGAATTCGATATCTTAAAAGCGGGTACTCGTATTCCAACTATCGCAAGTGTACATGCATTTGATACAGAGGCTGAAATTGCTTCTCGTGTCGCTTCACGCAGCGCTCAAGAATTGGCTTTCATCAAACGTAAAATTCAACTTAAAGAAAAAGATCTCATTGCTTTACGTAATCCACGTACTGCCGAAGAACAACGTTTCTTGGAGCAAGAAGTATATAACGATGTTTATTCAATGGTTTCTTCAGTCAATGCCCGTGTCGAAAAAATGCGTATGGAAGTATTGGCGAACGGAACAGTAACACTTGATGAAAATGGGCTTGATCTTGTAGTGGATTATGGTGTTCCTGACGAACATAAAGCAAATGTGGATTTTGCCGCTTCAGGAACTGATATCATTGGTTCATTAACTACCTGGGCATCTTCACTTGATACAATGCCTACTCGTATCCTTACTTCAACCAAGGTTCGTAATGCAATCTTACAAAATACTGGAATCAAAGGATACTTCAAAGATGCAGGTTTACTTCCAACTGCTGGCACTTTGAACCAAGTGCTTCAACAATTTGGTCTACCTACCATCGCTACTTATGACGCCAAGTATTACAAAGAAAATGCTCAAGGTGTTTTGGTTAAAGAGCGTTATTTCCCAGAAAATAAATTGGTTATGTTTGGAGCAGAAAATCCAGGGGAGTCAATCTTTGGTGTAACTCCAGAAGAATCTCGTTTGCTTGCTGGTGGTTCAAATGACTACACGATTGGTAATGTATTTGCGACTGTTTATGAATCAGGACTTGATCCAGTTGGAACATGGACTAAAGCTGCGGGTACTGCCTTGCCAAGTTTCCCAGAAGCAGATAATGTATTCCAAGCCACAGTGCTAGCGGAGGGATAATAAAGCATGGAAAAAATAAAAATTTTGAAAGCTTTTACTGACATTAGAACAAAACAGTTGTATCGTGTTGGTCAAGAAGTAGAAGTTGCTGAGGAACGAGTGGAAGAAATCGAAGATAATCTAGAAACATTTGGTGGAGGTTATTTTGAAGTTCTTGATGGTAAGTCTAAGGCAGACGAAACAAAACCAAAGAATACAGCTAAGAAAAAAGGGTAGTCCAATGACTATCCTTTTATTTTGAGAGGAGCAGGTTATGGATGACATTCTAGCAGAAGTAAAGCGTTCTTTAGAAATTGAAGCTGATGAAAAGCTCGATTTACAACTCAAAGACTTTATAAATAGAATATCTAAACAATTATGTGTACGCTTGGGTTTTTTAGCAAAAGTTCCTGATGATTTAAATTATATTGTCGTTGAATGTGCAATTAAACGTTTTAATCGTAAAGGTAATGAAGGCATGGCTTCCTACGCTCAGGAAGGAGAAACAATTTCTTACGGAAACCTTCTAGATGAGTTTACGGATGATATTGTTGCGTACAAGGAAAACGAAAAGTCAAAAAGCGTTCCACGTCGTGGGGTAATGACAGTAATATGAGATATGATAAAAAAATTATTTTTGTTATTGAAACTGGAGGAGGATATGATCCAGAACTAGGAGAGCATATAGAACCAACGATTGTTAAGACTGAAAAAATGGCTAATATTACTGATTTAGGAACTGAGCGTTCCAAAGTATTGTTCGGTGATGTTAAACAAGGAGCGAAAGTCGTTCGTTTAATGAGGCCATATCTTAAAAAATGGGATTATGTTTTTATTGGTAATGACAAATACAAGATTGTAACTGGTCGGCAATTACGATTAAAAAACACTTTTATTTTGCAGGAGGTCAATCAATGAAAATCACTGGTATTGATGCCTTGCAAAAGAAGTTGAGGAAAAATGCCACGCTTGATGATGTTAAGTATGTTGTTAAAAGTAATACTGCAAACATGAACAAGAATATGCAAGATCTTGCTCCTGTAGATACTGGTAATATGAAGCGTTCAATAACCAGTGAATTTACAGATGAAAGTCTTACAGGAACGACTGGACCTCATACTGATTACGATGGATATGTAGAGTATGGAACACGGTTTCAAGCTGCACAGCCATTTGTTAAGCCTGCGTTCGATGTTCAAAAGAAGGTATTCAAAAATGATTTAGAGAGGTTGACGAAATGATTAAAACTCGAGACCAATCAATTTTTGACGAATTGTTCAAACGAATCCAAGCTTTGGGGTATACCGTTTATGATTATAAGCCAATGAATGAAGTGGGCTATCCATTTGTAGAATTGGAGAATACTCAAACTATTCATGAACCAAATAAAACGGATATCAAGGGCACAGTAAGTCTTTCATTATCCGTTTGGGGCTTACAGAAAAAGCGCAAAGAAGTGTCTGACTTGGCAAGCGGTATATTTAATCAAGCGTTAAATATAAATGCCACAGAGGGTTATTCTTGGACTTTGAATTCACAAGCAAGTACCATTCAAATGTTGGACGATACAACAACAGGTACACCGCTCAAAAGAGCGTTAATCAACTTAGAATTTAGATTAAGATAGGAGATTTAATATGGCAGAATTAACAGCTAAACAGGGTAAAGATATTATCTTGCTCTATCGTTTGCTTAGTAAAGCAACAGAAGAATCCGCTTGGAAACTCGCTTTCCAAACCGAACACTCAAATGAAAAAACTCGAGATTACAACACTACAGCAACCAAAGATGGGCCGGTTGGCGCTCTTGCGGAAGTTGAATATAGTTTGTCTGCTACATCTATTGCAGCAAATGGTGACCCACATCTTGACGAAATGGACCAAGCGTTTGACGATGCAGCAATTCTTGAAGTTTGGGAAATTGATAAAGCTGAAAAAGGAACAGACGCTGCAAACAAAGATAAGTACAAAGCGAAATATCTTCGTGCTTATCTTACAAGTTTCTCTTACGAGCCTAATTCAGAAGATGCGCTTGAGCTAAGCTTGGAATTCGGAGTGTTTGGGAAACCTCAAAAAGGCTATGCCACACTTACTGATGAACAAGCGGATGTTGTTCAGTATGTCTTCAAAGATACAGTAAAAGAGACTACACCCTAATAACCCCGTAGTCGGTCAATCGACCGTAGGGGACGCTGAATTATAAACAACGAGTTAAAAGAGAGCTGAGTCTCTCTTTTATTTTTTTAAGGAGAAATAAAAATGGAATTAACAATTAATGAAAAACAGTATGTTTTTATCTTTGGTTACCGATTCATTAAGGAATTGAATAAAAAAAATGAAGTCACAGAGCGTGGGATGACTTTAAAAGCCGGCTTAGATAATGCTTTGATGAACTTCTTTAGCGGAGATATCGAAACACTTGTTGAAATGCTAAAAACTGCGAATGCAACAGAAAATCCTCGTGTCTCTGAGAAAGGGATAGTTGAATGGATTGAAGAAAATGGAGTTGATGCGCTTTTTGATTTAGTACTCGAAGAGTTAAAAAAGTCGGAATTTACCAAGAAGAAAACGTTGAACTTCGAGAAAGAAGTCAACAAAAATCTACAGTAACAAATTTTGACAAACTCTATGAACAAGTTCAGTTAAATTGTTTGCGTTATCTCGGAATTGTCAATCTAAGAGATATAGAGCGCATGACCATTTCGGAGTATGAATTAAGACTGAAAGCTTATAGGCTAAAAAGACTTGATGAGCAAGAATTTATTTACCAACAAGCGTGGGCGAATTGGCAAGTTCAATCAACGAAGCAACAAGGTAAGAAGCAAGTCCCTGTTTATTCAACCTTCAAGAAGTTTTTTGATAAGGAAAAATTTGAAAACGATATTTTAGGAATTGATTCTCCGAACAACACTTTTAAAAAGGACAATAAATTAATTGACCTCATGAAAAAAGCAAATAACTAGGAAAGGAGGAAAATATGGAATCTTACAGTGTAGAAGCAGTGCTGAGTGCTGTTGATAAAAATTTCACCTCGACCATGAAAAACGCTACTAGTACAGCAAGTTCTACAGCAAGCTCTATCGAAAGTTTATCTGCAAAATATGACGGAGCATTTCAAGATAAAAATGGGCGATGGAGAGCTGCTAATGGTCGGTTTTTGACCATGAAAGAAAAAAGTGAGATGCTTGGCAAATCGCTTGATGAAACATCAGGAAAATCGAACAAAATGAGTACTTCTATCCTAGATATTGCTAAAGGGGTTGGAGTTTTTAAACTTGTTGATTCTGCGGTGGGTTTGGTTAGAAATTCATTAGATGGCGCTATAGATCGATTTGATACTTTGAATAAGTATCCTGTTGTAATGCAGGCGCTTGGCTATTCTGCTTCTGATGTTGATAAATCAATGGCAAAACTGAATAAAGGAATTGATGGCTTACCTACCTCTCTTAATGAAATTGTATCCAATACTCAACAACTTGCTATATCTACAGGAAGCTTAACAAAAGGAACTGATACAGCTATTGCGTTAAACAATGCTTTTCTAGCTTCTGGCGCTTCAACTGCAGACGCGAGCCGAGGAATGCAACAGTATGTTCAAATGTTATCTAAGGGAACTGTTGATATGCAATCGTGGCGCTCAATCCAAGAAACAATGCCCGTTGCAATGGATAAAGTTGCTAAGTCTTTTAAAGACCAAGGTGTAAATTCGGTTAGTGAGCTATATGATGCTTTACAAAGTGGGAAAATTACATTCGATGACTTTAATAGTCGATTAATTAAATTGAATGACGGTGTTGGAGGATTCGCGGAACTTGCTAAGAAAAATTCAGCAGGGATAAAAACCTCGTTCTCAAATGTAAAAACAGCAGTAGTGAAAGGTTTGGCGAATGTTTTATCTGCAATTGATAACGGAATGAAGAGCGCTGGTCTTGGTTCAATCGCTCAGAATTTTGACAAGTTAAAAACTGTAGTTAATCAAGTTTTTAGTGCAATTACAAAAGCTATTCCTCCAGTTATTAGTGTAATTGCAAGAATAATCGCTACATTTAAAACTCTGTTTGAGTTCGTTAATCAAAATAAAGATTGGATAGCACCATTAGTTGCTGGAATAACAGCTGGGATAGCAGCATACAAACTATGGAAGGGTGCAATTACTGCATGGAATACAGTTACTAAGATAGCTACTGGAGTTCAAGCAGCATTTAATGCAGTAATGGACGCTAATCCAATCATGCTTATAGTAATTGCAATTGCTGCTGTTGTAGCTGGATTAGTCTATTTCTTTACACAAACAAAAGCAGGGCAACAAATATGGTCAAATTTTGTTAAGTTTCTTAGCTCTGCTTGGCAATCTTTAGTAAAAGTTTCCAAAGATGTTTGGGATAACATTACTAAAGCTTGGAACAGTGCAGTCAAATGGTTCACTGATACCTGGAACAATATCAAAAACGGAGCGAAAGGACTTTGGGATGGGACAATCCAAGGGGCCAAAGATGCTGTTGATAGTGTGAAAAATGCTTGGAACGGTATCAAGGAGTGGTTTGCTAATCTTTGGAAAGGTACAACAAGCGGTTTAGCTAGTGCTTGGGACAGTGTAACAACAACCTTAGCTCCATTTGTTGAGATAATCAAAACAATATTCCAACCAACGCTTGATTTCTTTAGCGGATTATGGGGACAAGTTAAAACTATCTTTAGTTCAGCTTGGGAGATCATTAAGACAGTCGTTATGGGTCCAGTTTTGTTACTCATTGATTTAATCACTGGGGACTTTAACCAATTCAAAGAAGATTTTGCGATGCTCTGGCAAACATTATTTACTAATATCCAAACATTAGTAACTACTTATGTCCAAATTATCGTTGGTTTCTTTACCGCTTGGGGACAAACTGTTTCTAATATCTGGACAACAGTTGTAGACACAATCCAAAGTCTTTGGGGAGCTTTCACAACATGGGTCATTAATATGGCTAAGTCTATTGTTGACGGAATTGTTAATGGTTGGAATTCATTTAAGCAAGGCACCGTTGATTTATGGAATGCTACTATTCAATGGGTCAAGGATACATGGGCTTCATTTAAACAGTGGGTCATTGATTCTGCTAATGCCATTGTAAACGGAGTCAAACAAGGTTGGGAAAACCTCAAACAAGGCACTATTGATTTGTGGAATGGCATGATTGAAGGTCTCAAAGGGATTTGGGACGGTTTGAAACAAAGCGTTAGCGATCTGATTGATAATGTAAAAACAACTTTTAACAATCTCAAAAATATCAACTTACTAGATATTGGTAAAGCCATCATTGACGGATTTGTCAAAGGATTAAAACAAAAGTGGGAAGATGGAATGAAATTTATCAGTGGAATTGGTAAGTGGATTCGTGAGCATAAAGGACCAATCCGTAAGGATAGAAAACTTTTAACTCCCGCTGGTAATGCCATTATGAATGGTTTGAACTCCGGTTTAACTGGAGGTTTCCGTAATGTACAATCTAATGTTTCCGGAATGGGCGACATGATTGCCAATGCAATTAATTCTGACTATTCTGTGGATATTGGGGCAAACGTTGCGGCTGCTAATCGTTCAATCAGTAGTCAAGTTTCTCATGATGTGAACCTTAACCAAGGCAAACAGCCGGCTTATGTAAACTTAAAAATCGGAAGCCAAGAATATAAAGCTTTTGTTGATGATATTTCAGGCGTCCAAGGCTGGCAAAACGTCATGATGAATAAATTCTAGTCGGGAGGTAGAAATGTACAAGTTTAGAGATACGACAAAACGGAAGCATTATCGTAACCTTCCTTTTATTCCAACCAGTGCCATGAGTTATGATGGGACTTGGTTAGAGGAACTCATAGAAGGTTATCAAACTTTGACGGTTGAGGGACGAGAGATGTATTCTCTCAGCTTTGAGTCACAAGAAATGCAAGTGGGAGGAGTGATAACCAATGTGAAATATCCTCCTCGGGAGCTGACGATAAAATACAAGCTTGAGGATAGGGACCCTCGAGTATTACAAGAAAAGTTTGATACTTTAAAGGCGTTCTTGATTCGTCAAGAAGATGTCCCTATTATCTTTCATGATGATCTGGAATATACTTTTTATGGCCGGTTCCAGACTGCAGAAAATGTGGCCGGAGATACTAATTCAATCATTTCAAGTTTTACTGTGCTTTGTAGTGATCCATTTAAACACGGAAAAACTCAAAGTGTTAAAAATAAAGTCATTGAAGTTTTACCTTACCCAGTTAAACCGGATAAGCTATCATTCAAGTTACTGACAGAGGGATTACTTGCAACTGACGGAAATTATCGCTTGAAATCATCACAGGCTAAAAAAGGCGACCTTTTGGAATTTGATTTTCAAACAGGCGATACTCTTCTCAATGGGAAAGTAAACAATAATCTCTTAGACCTTGATTCTGATTTTAGAAATATCAGATTGACAACTGGAACAGATTTTTCAAGTTCAAACTATGAGTTAACGATTCAATATAGAAAGGCGGTACTTTAGTGAGTAATATCTTATTTTTAGATAAGATGCAACAAGTTATCAAAAGTTATGATTCCAATGAGTTTATGGAATGTGTTCAGACAAAAGAAATCACAACTAACGCTTCTGAGCTAATGAACGACACTCTTTCAGCCTCTTTACCTTTTGATGAAACAATTAAAGATGCCAGCTATATTGCAGTCAATGATACGAAAGAACAAGAGTTTTCTTTATATCGAATTTTAACCACAAAAGATGAAGATAATTTATTATCATCTGAAGCGATCAATTTCGCCGTCGATGAACTGGATAATTTTATCATTAAAGATATAAGACCTAAAAATAGGTCTTTTTCTTATGTGATTAATCAGCTTTTATCTGATTCAGGTTGTGACTGGGTACTTGGTGTCTGTGAACCAATTAAAACGGTTTCCAGTACTTTCTACTATACTTCCATGCGAGAAGCGCTCAAAGCTTTGCAAGAATTGGGTTCTGAGTTTACCTTTTCAATTGAAATTACAGGAAATAAGATTACTAAAAAAATCATTAACTGCTATAACCAAATTGGAAAAATAACCAATAAACGCTTTGAATATGGTGAGGAAGTTCTGAAAATCGTTCACCAACAAGACCGCACAAATATTGTCACTGCCCTAATTGGACGTGGTAAAGGTGAAGAAGTTGGGGACGGCTACGGACGAAGACTTGAGTTTTCAGACGTTGAATGGAAGAAATCAAATGGAAAACCACTTGATAAGCCTAAAGGTCAAAATTGGATTGAATATCCAGAAATGACAAAAGAATATGGCATCCCGTCAAATGGAAAAATGTTGCCACGTAAAACAGTTGTTGTTTTTGATGATGTGGAAGATGCAAGCGAGCTTTTACAAAAGACTTATGACCAACTGGCTTATTACTGCCGGCCACTCGTTCAGTTTAACACCGAGATATTAGGTAGTGATTCAATTGGAAATACTGTTTCAATCCATAGAGGAGAGCGAAATTATCACTACCAAACCAGAGTCTTTAAAGTGGTTACTGACCATGTAAATGGTCGTGTGCAAGCCAGCCTTGGTGATAATTTAAGCGGAAACTCTCTTAACCGCCAGTTATCACAAGTTCAAAGTAATATCTCTGACCTTGATAGCAATAAAATGACTTGGTATGACTCCACAGAAATTGGGAAATATCAAGATGATATTATGCGTGGTGCTGGTGCCAATGGGGGCTCAATTTATATGGTCAACGGACTTGAAGCTGGTGTATCTCAATCAAGAGAGACCTATGAGCAAGTCTTTATGGATGGGCCAAAGATTCAAGATTCACAGTATTTCATGATTCAAAATAACGCTGGAATCTCTTTCAAGCAATGTAAAAAAGGTCAATGGACGACAATCAAAGATGTCCACAATGGAGCAAGCACAACTGCTTGGACTTTAGACGGAACGTTTAATGCATCTTTCATTGCGGCCGGGATATTAGCAGGAGTTCTTATCCAAGGGGTTGTTGTTAAGTCAATCGGAAGTAATTCTTTTTTTCAATCTGTATTATCTAATGGCGCTTTTTCGATTGAGCAATACAAAGAAACAAATAACGTTGATTATACAAAGCCCGATTGGCAAAAAGATGTCCACGGTGGAAAAGTTGGGGAGTTCATCGGAACTTATGACGGGAACACAAAGAAGGCGAACGGCTCAGCTTTAATTAATTACCCGGGTTATATTTTGTCAATAAACCAAGATAGCGGAAATGGTTCTTCTACTCCGGTTTTCCAAGTTCCGTCTGATTCAACTTTTGATAAACCTAAGTTTAAATTATTTGGAGATGGAACACTTCAGGGCGATATTAATATCAAAGGTAACTTTTACGTTAATGGTGTAAAAATTGATACCAACGGCGGAGGAAACTCTGGTGGTGGTGGCGGTTGGAATGGGAAATACCCACCAGAAGTCACAAGTGATCGTGATAAACGTTACTGGCAAATCTGGGCAATGGCTATTGGAGCTGGTTTTTCTAAACAAGCTGCAGCCGCTTTACTTGGGAATGCACAGGGTGAATCTGATGCCAACCCAACGGCTGATGAGGGCGGCGGACGTCCTGGTTTCGGTTATGGGGTTTGGCAATGGACAGATAGTTCAGGCGCTAGCTCTGGACGTGTTTATATGATTAACCTTATGACACGAGCTGGAGTCACTGATGACCCGGACACTATCACTGCACAATTCAAACTTTTAATGTGGCATGCACCAAATGGGCAATGGATTGCGACAAGTTCCTATCCTTATTCTTGGACTCAATTTATGACATTAACCGATATTAACACAGCTGCACAAGCGTTTGTATCAAACTTTGAGCGTCCGTTAAATTCACATCCAGAACGTAGCACTTGGGCACAGGAATGGTACGACAAATTTGTCAACCTTGAAATCCCAAGCGGAGGAAGCTATATTGCCCCAATTTCAAGTCCAATTACAGTATCAAGTGAGTTTGGTTGGAGAACAAGTCCAATCACTGGGGCACAAGAATTTCATAACGGAATTGATTTGGTAAATGGAAACCCAAATACCCCAATTCTTGCTTCCGCAGATGGAACAGTTGTTAGTGCTGCAGACCCAGGCTATTTTGATTGGTATGGGAATTGGACAGTCATTAAACATGCGGATGGAATGTACACAGGATATGCTCATCAAAGTCGGGTAGATGTCGCGGTGGGCCAAAACGTAAAACAAGGCCAACAAATCGGACTCATGGGAACAACAGGACCAAGTACTGGCGAACATTGCCATTTCCAATTTATGGATGAATTTTACCCATCGTCAAATGCACATTTCCATAATGCAAGAGATTATATCAATTTTTAGAAAGGGTCTATTATGACAGAACATTTTATAACACTGTCCACCACAGAGCCTAATAACAATATTGGCATTGTTAAGTTAAGACATGCGGATGTGAACAGTCAAGCCATTGTTGCTCAAATTGTAGAGAACGGTCAATCTAAGAACTTTGAGGGCTTGCAGCCGTTCTTTTGTTTGATGGCGCAAGAAATCACAGGACAAGGGATAACTGAAGAGCCCGTAAGAACATTTAATCCAACTAAGGGAACGCTAGAATATACGGTCAGTGATAACGCACTCCAAATGGTTGGACGAAATGAAGCTTATTTTAGTTTCAGAAAACAATCCAGAGGAAGGTGGATTGAACAATTTTCTACTCGAAGTTTCCATTATATCGTTGAAAAAGCCGTTTATTCACAACTTTTCAAAGACTCGAATTATTGGTGGACGTTTAAAGAGCTTTATCGAGAATTTCAAACTTCTATCACTGATGGAACGAAAACTTGGGAAGATTTTGTTTCCTCATCGAAAGAGATGCTGGAATCTATTAATCCCGATGGCAACATTATTCAGCTTATTGATGCGCTAACTGGGGATGATGGTACCGTTTATCCGTCGTTAAAAGAGCGATTAGATAATGAAAATAATCGTTATTCTTTAGAGGAATCATTCGAGTTCGGTGGGGGGGTTCGCAAAATTTTCAGTGAAGCATTGGAGGACTTCAAAGATTCACTTGATCAGTCTAAATTTAATTTAGCGGTCAATACAGATTCCCATGCAGAGGATAATCAAGCGCTCCAACAATACCCCGCTTCATACCTTAGCTTTTCACATCTCGCAAACATTAGAACACTACATGAAGTGGTAGATGCGATTCACATCAATGGAGATACAGTGCACGGGGATGCTTTGAACATTGAGGAGGTTCGACATCAAAACGAGACAGCAGTTTCTTTGTTCAAAGATTACCCTCTACAATGTGATGTGTTTTTCACGATGGGTAACCATGACGATGGAAGCGGCCGAAAGAAAAATAATCTACTGGGAAATAATCTAACCCCAAATGATGTTCTTTCAGAAAGTGACTTTAAATCCATTTATCGGACAGAACGACTGAATGGAGAAGTCCGAGACGGAGATAGTATCTATTACTATAAAGATTATCCGGATAAAAAGATTCGAGTTATTTCTTTGAATAGTTCTGAAGTTAGCGAGCAAATCATTGATGAAAATGGGCTTATAAAATATCCGAGATTTACGAATCATTCTTACAGTGAGAAACAGCTGGATTGGCTAGCAAATGTCGCTCTTATGGGAGTTTCCGAAGATTATCATACATTAATTCTCCAACACACTCCGCTCTGCTTCGGCTGGGCTTTAGAAGGCTCTAATTATTTTAATCATGACATGGTAAGAGATATTATCCTTGCTTTTATGGAGGGTAAAAAATATGTTGGACAGTCAACTTCTGGAATTCCTGAATTTGACGCAGCAGTTGGTGCTGATTTCTCTGAACAAGGCTCTCGGATATTTGTTGGCCTTTTTTCTGGTCATCTTCACAATGAAGCAAATTATAATTCTGAACTTGGCTTTAATAACATCACTTTGTTAAATTCAATTCCAGATAAAGATGACCGGCTTGTGGACACCCTTCAAGAAGAAGCTTTCAATGTTTTAGAAATTGATAAAGCAGAACGAAAGGTTAATATCAAAGGATTTGGCGCCGCATCTTCAAGAAGTTATATTTATTAGGAGGAAGAATGAAAGCAAATGTAAAAGAGATGATTACGAGCTTATATCGGGCTTTAAAAAATCATATCGGCTCGGGCGGAAGCGCTCATTCTGTGGCAACGGCGACGACGAATGGTTTTTTATCTGCAGAAGATAAAGTGAAATATGATGGAGCATCGGGAGATTTAGTCTATATTGAACCGGGGATTGATGTACTTACACTCCCATCAGGTAAATATCAAGGTTATAGCCTGGTTAATACCCCATTGAGTGATACGAATTCGACGATTGTAAATATTGAAGTCTATCAAGGAACTCGCCCCACGAATGATTTGAAACGAAAGTTTTTTATTTTTACCACAACAGTAGATGGGCGAAAATGGACTCGTGCAATTCACCAAAACGGTCACGACACGGGGTGGATGGACCTTGAACAGTCCTTATTACTTTTTCAGGGTGCATTTTCTGAGGGGAATTTGACCCTTCCTAAATCATTAAGTGAATTTAGAAAACTCAAAGTTGAGTACACAGAATCCAATGCTGGTTATCGCATTGCGGAGTTTTATATCCGCTCAGAGTTTAATTTGGAAGTAACGAACGTAGGAAATGAAAGCGGAACAGCATTAGCAGAAATGGCTGAATGTCGAGTGACTCTGTTGGATAGTAAGTTGACTATTGCTCACAATAGAAAAATATCAATGAATTTTGCGGTTAGTCCAGCAGGCGGTGGAGATATTATCGAAAGTAAAGCAATTACGATTTCCAAAATTTGGGGTATCCTTTAGAGCCACCATAAAAGTAGAGAAAGGAAAAATACAAATTGGAGTATCAATTATTAGGAGTTTCAGGGTTAATCTTAATTATATTAGGACTGACATGGTTAAAAGATGGGGAAAAAATGGACCCACCTTTGAGAAAAAGAATCGTTATCGATTTAACAACAATTGCTTTGTTTTGGATTGTCTTTGAGTTTTGGCATTTCTCAAGCTCAAGAGCTTATGAAAATGAAGTAAATTGGATTATCAATGGTTCACTTGCTTTCTTTGGCGCACGAATGATTCAATTGATTTGCCAAGTAAATCCGATGTTTCAAGAGTTGGTGAACTACTTGAAATCTAAGAACGGGAAAACCAATGTTATTGAAAACGACACTACGGAGGAGAATAAATGAAAAAGTTAATTAAAAAAGCTGCCATTGGAATGGTAGCTTTCTTTGTTGTCGCAGCAAGTGGACCAGTATTTGCTGCAGTCGGAGACCAAGGGGTGGACTGGTCAAAATATAATGGAGACTATGGTAACTTTGGCTATGATCATGATAAGTTTACGATTGCTCAAATTGGCGGAACTTATGGCGGTTCGTTCGTTGACCAAGCGACTTATTCCACACAAGTTGCATCTGCTATTGCTCAAGGGAAACGAGCGCACACTTATATCTGGTATCAAGTCGGAGGTTCCCAAGAAGTAGCGAAAGCGGCACTTGACCGCTACTTACCAAAAATTCAAACGCCTAAGAACTCCATTGTAGCATTGGACTATGAAAGTGGAGCAAGTGGGGATAAGCAAGCCAATACCGATGCGATTCTTTATGGAATGCGACGTGTAAAAGCGGCTGGATATACGCCAATGTATTATTCTTACAAGCCTTATACTTTGGCCAATGTTAATTATAAGCAAATCATCAAAGAGTTCCCAAACTCATTATGGATTGCGGAATATCCTAATTATGAAGTGACACCAGTTCCAAACTATAGCTTTTTCCCAAGCATGGACGGGATTTCGGTATTTCAGTTTACATCAACTTATGTTGCTGGCGGACTTGATGGGAATGTGGATTTAACAGGAATCACTGACAAAGGCTATGAGAACGGAAATGCAACTAAACCTAATACTGACACACCAGCCACTGATGATGGTAAGGATGCCAACGAAGTGACACCAAGTGAAATTAAAGAAGGCATGACTGTCACTATCAAGTTTAGTGCAACGAATTACTCAACAGGTCAAGCAATCCCTAAATGGGTTAAGGAAAATTCCTATAAAGTCCTTCAAAAATCTGGCAATAAAGTCTTGCTTGATAATATTATGAGTTGGGTTGCAGCAAGTGATGTTCAAGCACTAGATACAGGAGGAAACAACTCAACAGGAAGTACTCAAGCTCACATTGTTCAGTCCGGAGATACTTTGAGCGGCATTGCTTCAAACTGGGGGACGAACTGGCAAGAATTAGCTCGTCAGAACAGTTTGTCTAATCCAAACATGATTTATGCTGGCCAGATTATTCGTTTCACAGGCGGTCAATCTGGGACTACATCACGAACTTACACAGTACGTTCTGGTGATAATCTATCGTCAATTGCCAGCCGTTTAGGAACAACAGTTCAAAGTCTGGTATCAATGAACGGTATTTCCAACCCTAATTTGATTTATGCTGGTCAAACACTAAATTATTAAAATTAACCCTGACTTCGGTCAGGGAATTTATTATGTCTATTTCAAAAATCATACTTTAGTACGATTTTATAATTGCTCTAACTGTTATATAATATAATCGAGATTATTATCATACACGGAATAGGATGAGATTTATGAAAAATTTGAAAAAGAAGGCAGTAATAGGTGTTATATTAGGGCTCTTTATAGGATTATCGTACGGCTATATCATTCATAATATGGCTCTTGGTATTTGTATCGGGTTAAGCTTCAGTGCAATGAGTTACTTTAGGTATAGAAAATAAATTAACCCCCGCTTCGGCGGGTGTTTTTTGTTACATCTATATTAAAAAAACTTTAATTAATAAATTCCATATTTTTTTACAATAATTTATGGTATAATAAACAAGTTTGTCTAATAACTTGACATTTCGCTTACTTTCAAGTACAGTATAAGTGTAAATGAAATAAACATTTTTTGATTTCAAAAAAACTAAGGAGAATCTTATGAGAAAGCCTAATATACTAAATGTAGCTCGGTATATTATCGAGCAACGTGGTTCAATGACAACAATGAAGCTACAAAAATTAACTTATTATTGTCAAGCATGGTCTTTAGCCTGGGATGGAGAACCGCTCTTTGAGGAAGATTTTCAAGCGTGGGCTAATGGACCGGTGAGCCCTGAACTATACCATCATCACCGTGGGTTCTTTAGAGTAGACTCAGATTTTCTTGAAGATAATCATTTTAATGATTTTACTCAGGATCAGTTAGACACAATAGAAGCAGTATTGAGAGACTATGGAGATTCATCAGCCATGGATTTATCAAATATGACTCATCAAGAGAGACCATGGAAAGAAGCACGGATTGGTGTTTCAGATGGTGAACGTTCTACAAAAGTCGTTGATAAAGAAACAATGCAAGAATTTTATGCTGGAAAAATTAGATAAGTTACGAATATATGGGTAGCAAGAAAAAATCTAAAAAAACAGCAGTAGATACTGCCAAGGAAACTATTAAACCTCCTGTAAATTCCAAAAAGAGCGCTGTAAAGTCGGATGTGAAAAGCAATATGTCACTTCACCCAAGGTGGAGATTTCAAAAAAGGGATTGCGAGCATGAACGTTGGCATTTGGAAGTAACGGAACTATTATTAGAAAAATTAACGAATTTTGAATCTATGACTTGGTCGCAGATATTGGTGGGAGCAAAAAAACAAAATCATCACGTTAAGACGTACAAACTTATTAAAGAAGCCCAAAAGAGACTAGTCACCCTTAAGCTGGATGATTACGATGAAATTTGCTCTTTGAGGTTGGACGGCACGCATAGGTTATATGGTGTTTTAGATGAAGACGGAGTGTTTTCAATCATTTGGAATGATTTTGAACATGAAATATATCCATCCCAAAAAAAGAATACATAGCTACATACTCTTCGCCCTCCGGGGCGTTTTTCTTTACAATAAGATAGAGAAAGTAGTATAATTTATCTATCAT